TGGTGTTAGAAACAGTTAGTACACCCGCAACATCTACAATGCCTGAGAAGTCACCTGTGGCAGCATCTAGCTCGCCCGTGATGGTAAGGTTTCTTTGTCCTGTTGTATCTATATTTGCGTCGGTAGTAACCACTTTAGTGGCGATTGCTGTACCGGGAGTAATACCGTCTAACAATTCTAACTCGGCTTCAACTATTACTGCGCCAGACCCCAACGTGATTGAGCCTGAGACTTCCAAATTGCCATCGATGTCAACAGTTGTAGCAGTGATATTTACATCGCCTGAAGAGTTGATTGCGAGGTTAGTGCCGTCACCCTCTATCTTCTCACCTGCATCCCCGAACACCATGCCTATGTTGTTGGCTAAGTGTACATCTGAGGTAGCGGCTAAGTTAATTTTAGCTCCAGAAGTTACTGTTAAATCTGTGCTGTCACCTTCAATCTTCTCGCCAGTACCAAAAGTTAACCCAACGTTGGCTGGTATGACTACATCTGCTACAGCGGTGAGATTAATGTTGTTCCCTGCAATAGTGAGGTCTGTACCGTCACCTTCTATCTTTTCGCCGTCGTCACCAAAAGTTAATCCAACGTCAGCGGGAATGTTAATGTCTGCAGTTGCAGTAAGGTTGATGTCTGCCCCAGAAGTTATAGTCAGGTCAGTGTTATCGCCTTCAATCTTCTCGCCAGTTCCAAAGGTGATACCCACGTCAGCAGGGACAATTATATCCGCTACAGCAGTCAAGTTAATGTTGTTGCCTGAGATAGTGAGGTCTGTACCGTCACCCTCTATCTTCTCGCCATCATCACCAAAAGTAAGACCTACACCTGATGGTATGTTAACGTCTGCGGTTGCAGTAAGGTTGATGTCTGCTCCAGAGGTCACCGTTAGGTCAGTGTTATCGCCTTCAATCTTCTCGCCGGTTCCGAAAGTAATGCCCACATCAGCAGGGACAACTATATCTGAAGTAGCGGTTAGGTTAATTTTAGCTCCTGATGTTATAGTCAGGTCAGTGCTGTCACCTTCTATCTTCTCACCAGTGCCGAAGGTTAGTCCAACGTTGGCGGGTATTACTACATCTGTTGTGGCAGTGAGATTTATGACTCCATCTGACGCAATGTCTAATACGTCTGCACCGCTTGAACCAATAAAGATAGCGGCATCTCTAAACTGTACCTTCATAGCGGCGTTAAGAAGTAAGCCAGTATTGTGTACGTGTGTAAGCGTTACGTCTTTATTTTCCCCGAAACCAAGCACCGCGCCGTCTGACTGCATGGTGAGGTCGTCGTCTACAAACAAGTCAGGTACAGCTAAGTCCTGCATGAGGTCGTGAACCACAGCGGTTGACCCTCCGCCATCAGTACCGATTACTTTAACTTGGCCTGCAAGTATGGCTACGTTAGCCCCAGAGCCTTGAGTAAACGTCAACGTAGCGGAAGTGGTGTTCTCGATCATCCAGACTTTAGATAAGGTGTTAGGTGCGAGTGTGACCGTACAAGCCTGTCCGCCCCCAGTGCATTTTAAGTAAAAAGACCTAAACTCGTCTGCCGCGCCGTCTGCCATTGTAATCGTATGCGTGGAAGCGTTGGCTATGGCTTCCCCAGTGGCGCTGTAACTAAGGGCGTTGGCAATAAGTTCGAGGTTTACGTTGGTTGCGGTGCCCCAAGTACCGGCTCGTTCGCCCGTACCAATTTCTTCAAGCCGTAGGTCATTTTCAAATGTACTCATTGTAGTTCACCTTTATCCGATGCGAATTATAGCAGTTGTGGCCCCTGACAGGGGAAAAACAATTTTAAATGGTTGATTTACAGTTACCTTGTCTGCGCCAAAATCAAGCACTGCTACCGCAGGGTTCGTGCCGCCAGCGCTGTATATCAACGCTCCACGGGCAGTTATAGAAGAATTTGTCCAAGTTGTGTCGCTGAAGTCTATGTACGCAACAGTTCCACCTGTAGCCGTGTCACTTGTTGGTCTTGTAGCTACGGTTAACGTGTTACCTCCAGCCGTATACCCAGTACCGGACGCTTCGTTGGTAGTGCTATACACAGTCGTAGTTGCGTCTAACGTAGCATCAGAGGTGTACAGAGCCGCTTTGAACGTCTGACTGGTATCCGCACTGAAATCCATTTCTCCATCTAGTAGAGCGACTTTGAAAGACGTGCATGTGTAGTTCCCAGTAAAGGCCATCTATTACACTCCGCCTTGAGCTATTGGCACACTAGGTACGGGTATGCGTGCCTGTCCCGAACGATACGCATCTCTACGTAGTTTCCCGTTACCGAACTCTATCAACAGCGTAATAGCCTGCAAATACAACTTTTCGTAATTTGCAACTACGTCAGGCTCGCCTTTTTGGAACCGTATAGCTTCTAACAACGCTCCGTTAAGCAACGCCGCACTGGCGTTATCGCCCAACCAAGACGTACTGCCAGTGACAATAGACGTGGGATAATACCCGTATATATGTTCAATTTCGTAGTTTGCATTGGGTGTAGGCACTAACTGAATCTGTGTTTCGCTGTACTGAGCGTAAAACTTAGGTACACCGTGGTGAGCGCTAGTATTGATAGGGTACGCCTCATGTAAAAAGTTAACGTCTTTGTTTAACAAAAATGTATGTGTGCTACTGTTTACGATAGCTATACTGTATGTGTACAAATAATCGGTGGGTAATGTGTAGAGTTTGTTTGTACCCGACAAAGGCCCGTCATCTAATTTACGTAATGCGGGTATATCCACCGTCTGTAGGATTTTCTCTTCCGCCTGCTGCGTAAACATAGCAAGTTGGTCAGCGGTGAAAGATGTTTCACAGATGTCCTCGATATTAGTTTTGAGCGTAGCGTAATTCATGGTTTACCCCATCGGTCCTCTTGCAAACAGCCCTTTAGTCGCAGCACCTGTGCCACGTATCCTGATCTTCCCGCCTGCAGCAAAGCCTTTTTTCTTCATGCCACCTTTTTTAAAGCCCATGTCTGCAACAACGTCAGGTCTTTCTTTTTTTAATGCTGTCAAACCTTTGTTCAGTTTCTTAGCCATGATATATCTCCTACGTGGTCGTTACAGTTACATCGCCTACTGAGGCGGTTAATTCCAATTTGTTAACGGTTAGCCCGTAAATGTTGTTTCCGCCACCCACTGGGTTCCACCCCCACTGAAAGTTTCTACTGCTATCGTACCCAGCAAAGTCAGGACGTGGGTCGCGTACCGCCTGCGGGTCGTTGACTGGGAATTTCCCCAGCCTATTCTGAGGGTGATCTCCGCTCCAACACTCACGACATGCCTTTATGTTAGTATCGTTACCGTTTGTTACGATATTACGCAACTCTTTTAGCTTAAAGCGAAACCCACAGATGTCGCATTCAGCTATCGTACGTTTAGCGGCTGCAAACGCGTTCGCCATGCTATATCCTCGCTATCCGAGGAGCAAACGTAATAGAAGCCTTCTCACGGTCTTCCCCAGCCGCCATTTCAAACTGCTCGTCGTACACAGCTTTTAGCATTGGCAGACGATTTACAAATTCAGGAATCTTCATAGCAATGTGGTACGCCAACCCTGCAACGAGGCACGGGTAGAACCGAAAGTTCATATCTGCAGTCTGCGCACCGCTGCCTGCGTCTTCAATTCGTCGCATGCGGTAATATTTAAATATGTAATCATTGCGGTCTGGTACAGGCCACAAGTTAATAGTCGGCGCTGCAGCTAACCGTTCTACCCAAACTTGTATCGGACGTCCTTGTGTTAACTTGCTAGGTATAGACGCGTACGTGGATACACTAACTCTGCTTATGGTAAGGTCTGATTGTGTTGAAACGTTGCCGTTGTTGGTACGGATTACGTGTTCGAGTAAATCTATAGTGTCTGCTGGTAAGGTGTACTCTGACGTACCCTTCACAAGGTTTATAGTGCCCTCGTCGATAGTCCACATATTTATGCCACGGTTCTGCCATTCTATGGTCATCAAGTTCATAGACCGTCTGGCAGTGCGCAGATCATACCCAGACCGCATCTCACGACCCGCGCGTTCCCACGCTTCTTCGGCAATCTCCGTGAACTCCATATCAAACGCTGTTGTGCCTGATGTAGCCATGATTTGGTCCTCTTACGTGTACAACGTTTCTTTGCGTCGGTCTTCCATTACTGCCCCACAGCCTCGTGCTATGTCGCGTTTTCGTCTAGCTAGACCACCACCGTTGAGCTTTACCACCGCTGGCTTAGTATTCTTTACTACAGTTTTACCTGCAGCGCCTGCACGTTTCTTCTTCTTAGCAGTGGCGGCACGTTGACCTTGGCTTAGACTGTTAGCTTTACTGCGCGGCAAGCAACGATCAGGGTTCTTCTTATCTTTAGAAGTCCCACACGCGCCTTTTATCTTACCGTCAGTACCAACCCTAACCCAGTCTTGGTCCCGCCACTTCTTCAGATCACCCATTACTTCTTCTTTCTAGGAGTGCGGACCATCTTTTTTAACGTACTAGCTTGCGCCGCATGTAGTTTAGAGGCTTTCTTTAAGCCTTTTACAACCTTTTTGACTTTCTTCCTGTTGCCGTTAGTCAACGTCATTTTTTCTTCCCCTTGCTACCTTTAGCATAGTTTGGGTCTTTGCAGTATTTAGACGCAGCCATATTGGCATAAGCACTGGGGTAAGTATCAAAAGTGCGTTTTGCCCAAGATTTACCTTTTGCACATATCTTACCGCCAGACTTATAATACGTACGCATAGCTACCTCATCTGGGCTGGACGTACACCGCGCTGGGCAATACCTGCGCCACGTACTTTAGATTTGCCACCTTTAGCTTTGCCTTTTTTGGCTACGCCACCAGCTTTGAAGCCTTTTTTGGCTACGCCACCAGCTTTGAAGCCTTTCTTAGCCATGCCACCTTTTTTCATCATTGGCATTTTAGGAGCGCCGCCCATTGGCGTATCTGGTTTAGCAGACATTGAAGCTGGGCGTGACATTGGGCGTTTTGATTTCAAAGGAGCCGTAGGGCGCTTTTTTGGACGCATGGGCTTCTTTTTACCCATAGCAGCTTCTTTTTCACGCATTTCAGACATGCGGTTACCCGCAGCTACGGCACGTGCTGGATCATTTATCTGCTCTTGAGTCATCATACTCGTAGGGCTGCCACCTTCTTGAAACTTCTTGACGCCGCCGCCAGCTTTCATCTTCTTCTTCATTCCACCCATGGCGTAGCCTTTTTTCATGCCGCCCATGGCGTAACCTTTTTTCTTCATCTTCATTGGTCCGTCTCCTTATAGAGATTGTTAAATACGCGTTCTGTGTCCCAGACGTAACCTACGTCTTCTTTGGAATTGTAGGTATGTTGGTTTGGTTTAAAGTCTGGAGC